AATTCGTATGAGGTACCAAACTTGAGGATCAGGAAGGTCAAGCCTACGGCGCTGGTAGCCAAGCCCCGCAAGTCGGGCTGGACCGTCGCCTTGGCTCACCCGGGCTACTCAATCGAGCCCTGCCCGAACTGCCGCTACCCAGAAGCTGACGGTGGAGCCTGCCCCGAGTGTGGGTGGACCCACTGCCACAACGGCGAATGCGGCGGGCATTACGCACCGTTTACGGCACGTAGCTTGGAGCAGCTAACACAGGAGGAAGTAGCTGAAAATGGCTGACGCTCCGAAGTGTGATCTGTGCGGTCTGGCGCTGGACCCGACTGCCTGCTTCTACCTATGCGAGGTAGGGGTGGCTGACTGGTACCTTTGCGGGTGGGCCTGCTTGTCAAACAAGGTCTATAACCTCAAGAGCGACCTAGCCGCCCGGGGTGTTCAACAGTAAAGCTGAAAGGAGACACATGGGAGTGAAGAAGAAGGTTCTGACTCTGCTCTTGGTCTTGGGAGCGCTGTTCGCCGTAGCTGGCGTCTCGGCGTGCTCAAAGCCTGCGGACGTCGTGTCGCAGAACATCAGCAACGACGCTGACAGCTTCAAGGTCAACCGCCGGATCGTCTTCTACAACGGCATCACGAACCAGTACATGCTGGTGATCGAGGGCTACTGCTCCCTCGGCAACGACGACAAGGCTGGAACCCTGTCCGTCACCTGCATGGTTGGCCAGGACCAGTACAAGAAGCACTTCCTCGGCCTGTCCGACAACGTGACGTACTTCGTGGAGCAGATCACGTCGGTCGCTGAGAGCAAGTACCACTACAAGGTCGTGTTCAATCCGGGCGTGATCGTCCCCGACATCACGGTTCCGTAGCCATGGACCAGTTCCCAACCTGGCCCCATCTGGAGAACCTGGAGCGCATCCTGCGCGAACGGCCTCTCTACTTGGAGAGCCTGCCCGACGTCCCTGACGCTCAGTGGTACATCACTGAGAAGCTGCACGGCTTCAACGCTCGCGTAGGCAGGACCAGCGACGGCATCCCCTGGTGCGGTTCACGCAACACCGTGGTCGCTCAGGGCGAGTCTCACGAGTGGCCTGAGGACGGTCTACAGGGCTTCATTGGTTGGGCCTCTTGGATCGTCGGTCGGCTCCAGCCCGGCATCACTCTCTTTGGGGAGTGGGCTGGCAAGGGCATCCAGAAGGGCATCGACTACGGAGAGCGTGACTTCCACGCCTTCGGACTCATGCGCGACGGGGTGCTACAGGACCCGGCCAAGCTGTTCGAAGTCTGCACTGTGCTGGAAGTGAAGCACGTTCCTCTCTTGGGCTATGGCCGCACGCTGCCGCCTCTTGCTGAGCTTGACGCTTTGCGCAAGGAGCAGTCGGTGATCGCGGGCCAGACCCGTGAGGGTATCGTGATCTTCCCGTGGCCTTTGATCGAGGACGAGTACGGACACGTGCTCATCGCCAAGTTCAAGGCCCCGGACTTTGCCGAAACGGCGCATGCCCGCAAGGACAAGCCCGCACCGGCTAACCTGGAGAGCGTTGAGGCATTCGTTGCCGAGTACGCGACCCAGGAGCGCTTTACTCACGTGATCCAGCAGGCGCTGGAAGTTGGTCCGTACGACCCCTTCGACAATCGCATGATCGGAACGGTTCTGCGCCTCATGTACGACGACGTTGTGCGCGAGGGCAAGCTGGACTTCGATCAGCTATCGCCGGAGGATCAGAAGCAGGTGGGCAGGGTACTCAACCCGATCACCAAGAGCTTCTGGACGGTCGAGGCGCTCCGAGAGATCAGCGCCACCGACTAGGCTTGACAGAATGCCCCTGTGTCGAGTATGATGCAGGGGCATTCGATTGAAAGGAGGCACGCATGGGACGGACAATCCAAGTAGTGAGCACGGAGACGCGTGCAGGGCTCTACGTCGATGGCGAGCTAGCCTTCGAGGACCGTACCCTGTCTGCCTATCAGGTTCTGCGAGCCCTGGAGGACGCAGACTGCCTGGATAGCGACGTCTATCTCAAGGACACGCTGTACACTGACCTTCCAGAGGGCGAGGTACGCCTGCCCGACTGGATCATGGACCTGGATCGGGAGGTAGAAGGGTGAGTCCGCAACTGTTCAATGGCTACGTGGAGCTAGTGGATGGCTCTGGCGTGAAGACGGTGGACATCCACCAGGAACAGCCTGAGGGCTACATCAACGCCTGGGTTGACGGCAACCTGGCTGACGACGTGGAGACTCGTGACGAGTTCGCCCGTTCGTACGGCGACAAGTTGTTCGACAGCCTTGAGGGCTACAAGAACGACGAGATCATCGACCTCGAAGAAGTCTGGCCCGAATAGCGTGAGGGACTTCATCTTCAACCGAAGCACCTACGGCAAGGTCTGGCACGTCGTCGAGAACGTCAAGATCGAGACATTCCCTGCCGAAGTGATCGAGGAACCAGGGAGCGGGGTTCCGCCCCTGCCGTGGCAGCGGGTCAAGCCCGCATACATGACATTCAAGGGCAAGGCGATCTGCAATCAGGTCGGCACGCTCACCGCTGGTGGCCTGGATTGGGGCCACTGGACCAGGTTCAACAAGCCTGGCATGCAGCTTGTCTACAAGGCAGCCAAGCGCCTCTACCGCCACACCGACACTGACATCCCCGAGCCGCTGTGCACCGCTTGTGCGCGCAAGGCAGGGCTGCTGTAATGGCGTGGGTCGTCAAGGGCGGGTACAGCCCCGGCCAGCGTCACAAGGCAGCGTCTGAGCTACGCTTGCGTCCTCCGGTGTTTTACGCCAAGGGGCATGACGGTCAGGATCGTTTCACCCAAGTGGAAGAAGTTGACCTGTTGTGCGGCGGCGCTCTATGCGCGGAGCGCTACGGAGTGAGCGCGGAAGGCGCTAAGCTGCTGTACGGGCATGGCGGCCTGAGCTTCGTGGACGCCGTGAGCCTATTACAGGCGAATGTCTGCACTCGCTGCAAGAATCTGGTTATCGCAAGCCGCCCTGACCTCGCGGCAGCAGTTGAACTGTTGAAGGGAGTGGCATGAGTATCGACCCGGTACTGACTGACGAGCGACTTGCCGAGATCGACGACGACTTCACGCAGGAGAACTGGCACTCCGAGGCCAGTATGCTCAGGCCGTTTCTGGTTGTCGTTGCTAGTATGGAGCAGGCTTTGATCACCCTGGCTGAGGCCATGGGCCTTGGGGACGAACAGGACGAAATCATTACCATCCTGTCGGAGTTGAGCAACGAAGTGGACAGGCTCCACCCGTGAGGTACGCACTGACGGACCTGCTGGAAGACATCGTGGGCCACCCGCTCCCTGAGCGCGGTGAGGACGTGATGATCCGCTGTCCTCTCCACGAGGATCGCAGGCCGTCCCTCTCCCTCAACCTGAATAACGGGGCGTGGCTCTGCTTCTCGTGTGGCCAGAAGGGCGGGGCTCAGAAGCTCGCCCGCATCTGCGAGGGCAACCTTGACGAGGCCGAACTAGCTCTGCGCTCCGTGCGTGCGGCTATCGGATCAGCAGCCTACTACGACGAGCCGCAGGACTTCGTTGACCTTGCCGTGCGCCTGCACATTCAGGCCCGCACGGAGCAGCCAATGCCCCTGGTGCGCTACTTCGCAGACAAGGGCCTGCACCAGGGCGTGTTCCCTCACTTCCGCGTCGGATGGAATGGCACCAAGATTGCCTTCCCGTACTATGACGACGGCAAGGTGGTTGGCATCAAGTACCGCTACCCGGACGGGCACAAGGATGCCGAGAAGGGCAGCAAGCGGACCATCTACAACGTAGACGACACACGCGGCAAGCCGGTCGTAATCGTCTGTGAGGGCGAGAGCGACACCCAGGCCGTGTGGTCTGAGCTTCGAAGGCGACAGGCATGCGACGAGGTTGCAGTCTGTGGCATCCCGGGAGCCTCTGTGACACGTTCACAGTGGGAGTTGTGGGCGCTGGACCTCATGTGGGCACGGCGTATCTACGTTGCCTGGGACGCTGACGAAGCTGGTGACAAGGGTTCCAATCTCGCCCTGGATGTCCTTGGCGAGAAGGCACAGCGGGCTCGTCCTACACGCGGGAAGGACATCAATGACCACTTGCTCCGTGGCGGAAGCCTGGAGGAATGTGGCATCGCCACGAGCGACCTTCGAGCACTTTCCGCGTGAGGACGACTCCGACCTGCCACCCCGAAAGGAAGCACAAGGGACACGGCCTATGCCGTCGCTGCTACCAGATCAAGCATGGCCCTGAGCAAGACCTTCGGAGGCGCTTCGGGCTCGACTTGACACGGTATGCTACACTGTTAGAGCAACAGGGTGGTGTGTGTGCCATCTGCAAGGAGCCGGAGACATTCGTCCGCAACGGGCGACTCTACTCCCTAGCAGTGGACCATAATCACGCATGTTGCCCCGGACGAAAGTCCTGTGGCAAGTGTATCCGTGGCCTCTTGTGCCGCCGCTGCAACACAATGCTTGGGCTCTACGAAGACGACCCGAACGCAATCGTGAATGTTCTGTCCCAGGCAGTTATCTACTTGAAGGAAGGAGGCGCACTTGGCCGACCAGGAATGGCGCGCTAGGGCATACTCGCTGGAGTTTCTTGAGCGAGCCGCACGGCTCAGCTACGGACGCTTTCGGGGAGTGTTCCCCTGGCTCAAGTTCCTTGGGCTCGTCCCCCAAGACGTAGCAACCATGCCGGTTGCAGACGTGAACAACGGAGCCGACAAGGACGCACTCAAGGCGGGCTACCTCGCGTCAGCCGCCTACGAGTGGGACTCATGGGGCGAAAGTGACCCGACCGACTTCATGAAGGCCATCCATCAGGAAGTGGCCTGTGAAGAAAAGGACCGGATCGCGTCCATTCTGAACATCGTGGGAGCCATGGAGCGAGAGCAACTGGAAACGACGCCCACATTCAAGTGCCATGTGGCAATGCCGTGAGCATGGTCGTTCGCGTCCTTGAGTACGGCACCCGGCCATCCGTAATGACCCGAGCGCGGCTGAATGCTCCGCAAGCAGCCCGTGCCTTCGGTCAACTGTTCGAGCAGCGAAACTTCGCTGACATGGCTACAGTTGTCCTCGACTGGAGCAACTCTCTCGGACAGCAACCAGAGGAAGTGGCAAAGCCGGTGCTCCACTTGATCGTTGTCAAGCTGTATCCGGGCACTGAGAAGGCCCTCACGGTCACCAGCCGGATCGACGTAGACGACGTATTCAGCCAGCCTGACGTCATGACACGAAGTCTGATGGAGGACCTCATTCAGGAACTCGCTACGAAGATCGTCAGCGAGGAAGCACGAAAGGAAAACGCATGGACCCGACGCTCCTAGCGCAACTCGGTCAGGCAGCGACCACTCTTGCGGTCACCTTGATCATCACCCTCGTCACCGCCACCACAGGCGCTGTCCTGGGCTTCATCAAGAGCAAGACCAACGATCAGCAGCTTGCTGTGCTCCAGCAGCTTGCGGACATCGTGGTCCGTGGCGCAGAGCAGCAGGGGACCGCCCTGAACACGTTCGCTGTTGACAAGAAGGAATACGCCATGACGGCGCTGAGCCAGGCCCTGACGGGCCTTGGCATCAGGCTGGACCCGGCGGTTCTGGATGCGGCCATCGAGGCTGCGGTTCTCGACGTGTTCAACTACGACAAGGCAACCGCGCCGAAGACCGAAATCACGATCCAGCCAGCCTCCACCTAGACTCTCCTGGGGGTGGGTGTCAATTCGTGGCGCTCACCCCCGATTACAACACGGAATGTTGCCACAGACAGGAGAAACCATGGCCGACAAGCTGTTCTCCTTTACGGACTCCATCTACTGGAAGATGCGTTTTGCGTGGGCTGCTGCGCTCGACTACATCGAGACACGTTGGCGTAGGTGAACCTCTACTCCCTGGTGATGCTGGTCAAGAACCCGCCTATTGCGCGCCTAGCATCCCTGCTAGACTACATGCGCCCCATCTGCCCGCAGGTCGTGGTCGTCGTGGACGACAGGACGCCGCAGGAGGTAGTTGAGCTAATGCAGAGTTGGCCAGGCGTAGAGATCGTGCCCTTCACTTGGGTGGACGACTTTGCCGCAGCCCGTAACGCTGCCCTAGACCGCTGCTCGTATCCATGGACCCTGCACCTAGACCCCGACGAGCTTCCCACGGCGGCTCTTTGGCAGTTCCTGCGCGACGCATCATTGGACGGGCCGGAGGCTTATCTGTTCTGGACGGTGGGTTACTTCAACGGAACCAAGTCTCCGGGCGTGGAGGCAGACTGGCATATCCGCTTGTTTAGGACGGGCGTGGGCCACTGGTACCGCCCTCTGCATGAACTGGTCATGCTCAACGGGGACAAGGAGTCGAAGACTCGTGAGTCGTCGCGCTGCGTCAAGGCTCCGGAGGATGCATACCTGATCCACTCCAAGAGCCTAGACGAATGCCGAGCCAGTGACGCCCTGTACGCGGAAATGGCAGCGCGCCAGTGATCCCCATGTTCAACGAGTTGAGTATCGAGACGTCCAGCAAGTGCAACCGTACGTGCGTTACGTGCCTGCGTAACAGCCACCCGCAGCGCATCGTACGGCTACTGTCGTTCGTGCCCTAGGAGGTAGACATGCCATATAGCTCCACGGAGGGCAAGGAACAGCTACGGGAGTGGTTCGAGCGCGTCAACCCGAAGACAGTGCTGGACGTTGGCCCGGGGTCGGGGACATACTACGACCTCCTTGGGCATCGCCAGGTGCACTGGACTGGCGTTGAGATTTGGGAGCCGTACGTCGAGCAGTTCCATCTGCGCGAGAGGTACGACGAAGTGATCATCGTTGACATCCGCGACTTCCCGTGGGGACGCCGCTACTTCGACGTGATCATCCTAGGCGACGTACTCGAACACATGTCGCGCGAGGAAGCGTTGGCTCTGTGGGCTAAGGCCCGGAGCCACTGTACGGGCATCGTTCTGCTCTCCATCCCCATCATCGACTACCCCCAGGGCGAGTATGAGGGCAACCCTCACGAGGCCCACTTGGCAACCTGGACCCACGACGGATGCCTTGCGCTGCCGGGAGTATACGACAGCATGGCATGCCCTACCGTGGGGGTCTACGTGGCAACGGGCGATGCTTGACAGGTTGCCTGTTAGCGTGGTAGACTGGTGCCCTGCACGAATGGAGGACCAATGACCACAGACGAAATGGGCCAGAGCCAGGAGCTTCATGACTTCGGCATGGCCAACGGGCACGCACCTGTCGCTGACAAGGTGGCGCTGATCGACTTCGACGCTACACTGATCGAGTGGGGTCCACTCATGGGCTCCGAGAAGCAGCCGCTTCCTGGGGCTCGTGACGCCATGCTGGCGCTCAAGGCTGCGGGCTACAAGCTGACCATCTTCACGAGTCGCCTGAGCGAGGTTTGGGCGATCAGCGTGATCAAGAGCGAGAACGTCTGGAAGATCGACGAGTTCTTGCGTGGACAGCGCCAGTATGTCACGGACATGTTGACCAAGTACGACATCCCCTTCGACGACATCACTGCCGAGAAGGTGCCTGCCGAGTTCTACATCGACGACAAGGCATTCCGCTTTGAGGGTGACTGGCAGGCCGTACGCATGGCCGCTCTGTCCTCGACGAAGGGCAAGACGTTCTACCGCTACCACAGCAACCGTGGCCCGCGCGTGCATCGCGTCTTCCAGGTCGAGCGTGCTCCGCAGCGCAACCATCGCTACAACAACGGCAAGTACGAGACGACCTACGGGCCGTCCGAGGGCGTCGAGCTTGTCATGGCGTGCGGCTGGCGTGTGGCCCTGTACGGAGCGACGGAGTTGGACTACACTCAGCGAGACGAGACTGGTGCCTACGTCGTGATCCGACAGGTCCCGACACAGGAACTTCTCGACCGCGAGTGGGAGTCCGGCAAGAACCCCCGCCGCCAGGGCCTGCTTCGCAATCTTGCACAGCCCGCCTGCTATCACTGCGCACGCAGCAACCGCGCTCTGGAGGAACAAGCATGAGGAACCCGTTCAAGCGCCCGATCAAGCTGCGCATCTTCCTGCGCTCCGGGCAGAGCTTCGACATCAAGGTCGAGGACTGGTCCATGAAGCTGGACGAGGACGCCCTTAGCTCGTGGACATTCACTTGGTGGAACACGAAGCACAACAAGATCATTGCCTGCTCGCCTCGCAACATCGTGGCGGTGGTCAAGCTGTGACCGGCATCCTCCGCGCTCAACTGTTCCGAGAGAACAAGGGGTGGGTGCTGGTTGTGCCCGCCACCTGGACAGACGTGGAGGTTATGCTAGTCAAGGACTATTGGGCCAAGGTGAGCGACCTGCCGATCATCGTGATCATGAACACGGACCTCCTGATTGACACCGAGGGACGTGTCGTGGTCAAGGAGGTCGGGTTCCAGTTGCCCGAGAAGCCCGTACGCAAGCCGCGCAAGAAGAAGGAGGTTCCCGTTGCCAGTGAAGCATGACCTGCATGACGTCGAGACTCGCGTCACCGATCACACCACAGGGGGCCAGAAGGGCAACAAGCTCTGCCAGATCGGCAGCCTCGATCCTGTGGCTCTGATCGCGGTAGGTCGCGTTTCTGGCATGGGGGCCAATAAGTACGCCGCCTTCAACTATTTGAAGGGGTTCAACTGGTCCCTCGCGTTCAACGCCATGATGCGTCACGCCATGCTCTTTTGGGCAGGCGAGGACTGCGACCCTGAGTCCGGCCTGAACCATATGGCGCACGCAGCCTGGATGGCCCTGGGCCTTGTGTCGTTCAGTGAGCGCGGGCTTGGCACAGACGACCGACCGCCGTCTGCCTTCGACGACATCACAGATGCCGAGTTGGCGACGCTGCTGGCAGGCCCCTTGACGTCCCGTCCGACCGGTGGTATCATTCAGGCTCCATCAACATCCAAGAACAAGCTAGGAGAGAGGCATGAAGACTAGGCATCTGATCGTTGCAGCGGGGATGCTCCTGGTGATCAAGCCATGACGACGAAGCTGCGTATCCCCGAGTTCGATCTGGTCGTAGACGGCGAGACGTACAAGGCTGAGACGGCAACCGTCAACTCGTTCCATCTTGGCTACGAGGACCACGGCATCTTCACCGCTGAGGTATCGTTCCTTGGCGTGGACGGTGGGTGGGGGCAGGGCCTGCCTGCCATGGGCTTCGACAGGCACGTCAAGGGCGGCAAGCGCATGGGCACCGAGTTCGGCATGACCTACATCATGCGTCTGGTCGAGGTCATTGGCTCTCCCGAGCAGGCCAAGGGTCGGCGTGTGATCGTGCTGCGCAAGAGCAGCTTCGACGGCATCAAGGGCGTGGCTTCGCTTGCCGACGACGGCAGCATCGGCACCCCCTTCATGTTCGAGGCCCTGTCCAAGCAGTATTACCCGGGCTGACGTGTACTTCCTAGACAGTCTCGGCTACGCCGAGCTACGCGCAACTCAAGTGGCTTGCCTGGAAGCGGGTAAGCCACTTGACACATTCGTCGTGAAGTTGTACGATTGGTACATCGAACAGAAGAAGAAGGGCTACCACAACGGCGGCAGCTTCTTCGACCAGCGTACCTTCGAATGGGTGTTCTGGATGTCAAAGTAGCACAAGGAGAGGCTCGTGAAGCTCAGCGACATTCTTCCGCGACTCGGCCCGGTCATTGGGTTCAGCAGCCTTCTCGGTGCTCCCGGTAGCGTCAGCAGCAGGCAGGAGTTGAACCCCACGCTGGAACAGGCGCAGGCGCAACTCGACAAGGTGTTGACGGCGCAGCGCAACTGCCAGAGCGACTATGCCTATTGGGGCTACGAAGGCCAGAAGGCATACTGGCGCTGCCTGGTGGACCTGTGCAAGGCCGCTGAGATCACCGGTCCCGACAACCTGCCGGACGTCGCCCTTCCGAAGCTGGAAGGCCAGATCGTCATGAGCGCTTGCGGGAACATGGAGTCCTTCGGTCGTGCGGTCTTGGCTGCGGCCAAGGCGACAGCATGAAGCTCTACGTCATTCACAAGACCTGGGTCAATTGGGACGGCTGGCCAATCAGTGGCCCGGAAGTCCTCAAGGAGCCCACGTTCCTTGACAAGAAGGCAGCCTGGGCGTACTGCGCTGAGCAGTCGCGCCTAGAGGAACGATCCGCCAGTAAGGCGAAGCACAGCTACTCAGCACACGAAGTGGAGGTCAATCTACCATCATGAAGGTCTACGGACAGAACGAGACGAACGCTCGCTTGCCAATCAAGTCGTGGGCATCTATGCTCGACGACGGCGCGTTGGAGCAGGCGACCAACCTGGCCAACCTGCCATGCACGCAGCGCCACATCGCGCTCATGCCCGACGCTCACCAGGGTTTCGGCATGCCCATCGGTGGCGTGATCTTCACTGACGGCGCGGTGATCCCGAACGCCGTTGGCGTGGACATCGGCTGCGGCGTTGCCATCATGCGCCTCAACGGCATGCATGCAAGCGACTTGAACAAGGTGGAGTTGCGCATGCTGATCGACAAGATCGCTGAGCGCATCCCGACCGGGTTCTCGCGCCACGAGAAGGGCATGAACATGGACGCGGCTATCGCCTACATGGGCGAGACGTCTCGTGTTCTGCTCGACGGAGACGTTGACCCGGAGTGGTTCCGCAACAGCCTCACGTCCCTGGGAACCCTGGGTGGTGGCAACCACTTCATTGAGGTTCAGGAGGACGAGGACGGTAGCGGGCTCTACATCATGCTCCACTCAGGCTCACGCGGCTTGGGCAAGGCAATCGGGGACTTCTACCACAAGGAAGCCGTCAAGCTCTGTGAGCGCTGGCACACGCCGCTGCCTACGAGCGACCTGGCGTTCTTCCCGTTGGGCGAGCCCATGCACGCGAAGTACATGAACGCCATGAACTTCGGGCTGGCCTGGGCAGAAGCGAACCGTAACCTCATGCTCGACGCGATCAAGGAAATCCTTCGGGACTTCCCGTGTTCGCCTGAGGTTCTGGTCAACGTCCACCACAACTACGCGTCCTGGGAACACCACTTTGGCATGGACGGTGTTGTGCATCGCAAGGGTGCGATCCGTGCCCGCAAGGGTGAGACTCTCCTGATCCCGGGCTCCATGGGCACCGCGTCGTACATCGGCAAGGGCCTGGGCAACCCGGACAGCTACAACACGTGCCAGCACGGCGCAGGCCGCGCGCGTGGGCGCAAGCAAACAGAGCGCGAGTCTTCGGTCGAGGAATTGGCTGCGGACATGGCCGCTGCTGGTGTGCTCATGGGTGGCAAGGCAGCCACTGCCGTGGACGAGGGTCCGCGTGCGTACAAGGACATCGAACAGGTCATGCTCGACAGCGCTGATCTGGTTCAGCCCATGGTGCGCCTGCGCCCTATCGGCGTAGTCAAGGGGTGAGTGGCAACATCGTTTGCCCTTGGTGTGGCGACAGGTTCGAACTCCATAGCGAGTTGACGTGGCACTGGATCAACAATCCAGAGTGCAAGAAGAACCGCTACGCCAACTCACAGCTACAGGACAAGTACAACGTCACGGAGCGCGTGACGACTGATCGCCCGATCCTCAAGGTGGTCAGGTAGCAGGCAAACAAAAAGAAGCCCCGCCCTGACGGGGAGGAAACGTCAGGACGGGGCAGATGGATGTGACGCATTTCGTCGGCATGGGTGCTACCTGTGCCGACGTTTTGTGTTATGCGGGTGGGCAGTAGGCCGTCACCTGGATCAGCACGTCCACGTCGGATGTGCAGTAGACGGTGATCCCGCCAGTCGCGTCGAGCCCCAACAGCGGATAGCCGTTGGTAACCGACTCGAAGGCGTTGATCATGCTGAGGTTGACGGGCACGCCAGTCTCAGGAGACAGGTGGACCCAGGCTCCCTTGACCGTGGGCAGTACCGCAGCTACGGCGAAGGCGACGAGCACGGCGTTGGCGGGGATAGGGCCAACCCCTGCGATCTGGAAGCGGCGAGGAACGCCACCTGCCAGACGTCCGCCGCCTGTGCCTGCCACGGAAACCTGCTTGGCGCGTGTGTCGTAGAGACGGATTGGGGTTACGGGGATCATGTCTGTGCCCTCCTTCGGGACGTACGGAACCGGACGCGGCTCCCATGCATAACGGGTAACGGAGCGCCAGTACGGATAGCCCCACCCGAACTTGAGAACGTCAGCAGCAGATACCCACTCGCCAACGTAGGAACCACGGCCTAGCGGGTCAACCCACCAGAACTGGTTGGTAGCTGGATCGTACGGTCCGATGTTGACCATGTGTCCAGCGTCGGCGGCAGAGCGCGGGCTCCAGCGCTTCAAGTGCGGAGTCAGGTTGCCCATCTGCCCGGCGATTACGCCACGAGCCTCCCCGGTCAGGGACGCCTTGAGCGCCTCCCACGTGCGCGGGATGGCGGCAGTATGCCCGAAGTATTCCTTGGTCTGCTTGTCCCAATGGCCGTACAGGGTGGGCGTTTCAGAGACGTGCCCTCCCGTCTTCTCGAACGCCTCGCGGTTGGCGTTATTCACCACCGTGGACGGCTTGGCGTACGCCCCCATGCGAAACAGCGAGATCACGGCGCAGTCGCGCCAGTAGCGTTCATTCGTCTCCGTTAGGAATGCGGGCTCATAGGGTGGAACTCCAGCCATCGTAATGGCTCCTTTCTAGTGAATGCCAAGCAGGGACAGGCCCCACGTCAGATCGGCGTCTGTGAGGAACGCTACGACTGCCGCGAAGACAATGAGCATCATCTTCCAATTCTTGGTTACGAGTCCCTGTGCTCGTGTGAAGACTTCGTTGCGTCCCTCAGCCTTGGCCTTAGCCAGGCGATCAGCTTCGATGTGAGCTTCAAGGCCAGCCGTTCCCTTAGCGTCAAGCTCAGAGATACGCGTGGCGGTGTCTGTTCGAAGACTGCGAAACTCATCCCTCAAGTTGTTGAACGCTTCGAGCAGCCTCCCTTCCATGGCCAGAAGGTCGCCCTTCTGGTCTGCCTTCAACTGTTCCAAGTTGCGGCAGTTTTCCTCACGGTTGTCGCGGATCGCGCCGTAGAGGTCACGGAAGGTAACACGCCCGCCGCTCTCGTACTTATCAGCGCCTGCCGCTAGGGCTTCGGCGTGGACTTCTGTGAATGGGGGCTCTGAGATAGGTTCCTGCATTGGTTCCTCCAGGGGCGGCGTGTGACGCCCTAGGAAGCCCCAGGAGCGCCGGTTTCTCGAAGCTGGTGTAGGACACCAGTTTTGGATTTGCGTGCCTCTACGCCCTGCTCATGGAGCGCACAGAGGACGCTAGGGCTTGGGCCTAGCTCTTGATGATGTAGTTCAGCGCCAGGTAAGGCTGCAAGTTGTTGTGAGCGCCACCACCACCCGTATTCTGGTTCGTCGCTGTGGTGGAGGTGATGCCCGTATCGGTTGTCTGTGTGCCCGAGCTACCGATACGCCAGCCAACCGAGCCGCTGCCGAGCGTGGCCCCGTAGCCCTTCTGGTTGTGGGCGTGGGCGTCCTGGGTGTGGGTGTGGCTCGGCATTTCTGCCGATGTCAAAGTATGAGTCTCTGCGCCGCCCGTAGATGCCAAAGCGTGGGACGCAGATACGCCCATGGGCACGTTGCCGCGCATATCTGGAAGCGAGAAGTGAGTCCCGTCAACAGAACCGTAGGTCGTGCCGATGACGGAGAACAACGCAGCGTAGTCCGCACGTAGGAGTGAAGCGCCATTGCAGATTAGCCAGCCAGTGGGCGGCGCGGCGGCAGGCCATAGGTTGATAATCCCCGTAGGGTTGAGTTCTGTTGCGTCGTGAGTCGCCGCCGATCCCAGTCCGAGCGTGCCGCGCATTGTGGCAGCGTCCCCGTCGTCCAGCAGGCTTCGAGCCGCTGAGGTGAAGGTAGCCAGCGCGGCGGAACCGGAGCCCGTAAAGTAGGGCATCCTGTCGGCAGCGCTCACCAGGCCAGCCAGGGCTGTTAGCTCCGCGTCAAGGGTCTGATACGATCCATACGCCTGAGCGCCAAGCGTGGCCAATGCGTGGGCAGCATCCACATCGTCCAGCAGCGTCAGAATGAATGCGGAAAGCGCGCCCGGGCTGGTGGGGGCAGAGGACCCATCTCCAACCAAGATGCGCCCGCCTGTTAGGTCCCATGCGATCTTGGGGTAAGGCGTCTTCGGGAAGACCTGATCAATGAACCGGGTGCCGCGCGCCTTGTCCATGCCGACACGCACGGCGTCGCCAGCAGCAGGGTAGAGCCCATTCGGCAAAGCGAAGTAGGCAGACGCCTTGGTAGGATCAGTCTCGCCGTAGAGGTAGGCAGACGCATAGGACCCGCTGTTCAGGAAGATAGTGCCGAAAGTGTACTCGACGCCTGCCCCTGACTGTGTGTTGCGGCTGATGCGACCGTCGATTACGTCAATGACGCGCGAGGCGTCGTTGTGGTTCATGCTTGTCATTAGGCGATACCCACGGAGCGCTGTAGCTTGATCATCAAACGGCTAGATGCCAGAGGCACGCTGAACGCGCGGATGATGTACTTGGTGTCGATGTGTGCGAACTCAGTCTCACGTACGGCGATGATGTCGCCGCCCTCGAAGGCGGGGTTGCAGATAGTGTCAAGGGCCACGTCCTCGATCACCTGCATGTTGTCCAGGTAGCGCTTGTTTGCGCACGCGTCTGCCTGAGCCTGAGTCGAGATTGTGTCGCTTTCGTAGTAATCCGTGCGGCGACCGAGCGACGTCACGTTCGTCGGTGAGGACGGGTTCGTGTCAGCGCGGTTGCTGACAACAGTGTGGTTCTTGTCTCCGGTGCCTACTACGCAAACTGCGTTGCAAAAGCCCTCGTCCTTGTAGCCGGACTTCACCATCAGCAGGTTGTTGTTGTCGCCGGGATCGTACGTCCACACCACTGGCTGAGTGTTGGGGTTTGGGATTTCCGTGACAACGAACCTGCCTAGCGGGTCGAAGTAGCAATAGATGCCAAAGTTGGTGGCGAGCGTGGTGAGGACGTCCCCGATCAGATCGTTCCTCTCGATGGCTAGCCCTCCTGCGCCAAGAACCTTGGCAGCAGTTGCGCGTCCTGAGAAGTCGTCCATAACGAATTGCGTCACGCCTGCGATGGTCAGCAGGTCGGAAATGACAGTCGTGAATGCCGTGCCTGCGGCGTAGGACTTGGCGTAGCCAAGCTGCGCCTTAGCCAGCTTCTTCCATCCATCCGTGCCCTGCAAGTTGATCATGCTCATGTTGCGCTCGACCGTCACCTCAGCAGCGTCAAGGAAGAACGTGCCAACAGGCACAAGCTCCACGTTGCCAGGGCTGTATTCGATGCCGCGCTCGATGCGCACAAGGCGGTTCACGTAGAACATGCCCGACCACTGTGAGTTCGGAGAGAACTCCCCGTGGCTGTTGAGCATGTTGGCGGTGAAGGTACGACGAGCGCCACGGCTGATGTCAACATCAACCGACCCGTCGATTAGAATACCAGTGGCGTCTGCCGTGTAGCTGACGTCATAGAAGACGCCACCTGGTACGGGAGCGAGGTTGGTGTCAAGAACGGTCAGTCGCACTCGCATTGTATGAACAGGCGACTTGATCGCCTGGATGAACGACGGAGTGATTGGCCACATTTAGGCAACCTCGATCCATGAAATATCTACCTGTAGAGCGCCGCCGCCCTGGTACTTCTTGGCCGGTCCGGCGAACTCCACATACCACACGTCTCCGAATGGGGACTTGAGGATGTGCGGTCCACGGTTGTCGGTCAAGTAGCTCAGCTTGGTCTGCGCGTCAACCCGCTCAGAGTCCTTCCACAGGATGGTGAGCGAGCCTTCGCTGCCGAGCACCTTGCCGCGAACGATCACCTTGCGGCTCGTTCCCAGGGGCTCGAAGACCTCCTGCTGGATTGGCACGGTGTGGCTCTCCGCAGTGACAGGCAGCTCAAAGATGTGAGAAGCGTCTGCGCCAACCACAAACCAGACGTCCGACACCAGGGCAACAGTCACAACGTCAGAGTCAGGAGACTCAAGGTCGATGTCGCCAGCAACCTTCTTGAACGCGGTGACCTTGTACTGGTAGAGGACTTCCTGGCCAGCGGTGTAGTCGGTGTAGCTGTTTTGGCTGAGGGTCATTAGCTCAGTCAGGATGGTCCACGCTGTCGTACCATAGGCGCGACGGTAGACGCGGTAGCGGCTGAAATCCGCAGCCGACAGGTTCGACTGGTCCCACTCCAGCAAGATCGAAGATGTTTCCTCGCTGTTGGTTGGGGACAGGGAGCCCGGAGCGCCGGGAGCGGTCCATGCCGATGCCGTAGTCGTGGTGTAGACCGGGGAGGTCAGGCCATCAACGTCCCACACCTGAACTGACACGATGTAGCCCGTGTTGTTCTGGAGGTACCCGGCAGGTACGGCGTGGCTCGCAGAGGCGGAAGCCTGCTGCGTGCTGTCGTACATAGGGGCATTGTCGGCGGCGCGAACGACCTTGACACGGTACCAGCCCTGCGCCTTGCTGCTGGCAGATGAGAACGACCACCCGGTCGTGAAGCCAGGGGCGACGATGGTGGCACCAGGGGTGCTGATAGCGGCGGTAGGTGCGTGGCTGCACGTGAAGACCACGTAGCTCGACCATGCGCCAACAGCGCTCTTTGAGTCGGTGTAGCGGAACCGGGCCTTGTAGGCTACGTTGTAGCTCAACGTGCTGGCACCGGTCTTGGTTGTGCCGCCCTCACCCTCCTTGACGCTGTTGTTGCCCGCAACGAGAGACGTCTTGTTCAGGGTGAACATGAGCGTGCTGTCGCTGTTGCGGTAGACTTCAACTTCAAAGTTGGTTGGGGTGTCACCCCAGGCGCTCTTGTCCGAGTCCTCGAACACAGCGCTAAGGTTAGGAGTCAACGTGTCTGCGATCACGGCCCCTGTAACGGGGACGAGGTTCGATGGAGAGCTAGGCGCAGCGTTGATGTGGAAGCCGCCCTTGGGGGCAACATCGCCAGGAGCGCCGGAAGCCTTGACATAGCTGGCCGTCCACTTATAGGACACACCTGCCACTAGAGCGGAACCCGCGTAGACCTTACTGAACGATGTGCTCGCGCCAGCGCTGTTGCCGCTGTCCCAAATCAACGTCACACCGTCAACAGCGTAGACGTACACCCGGAACGTGCTGATCACTTCACTCCCGAACGTCGTGCCAGTGAAGGTCGGCGTCAGGGTTGTCTGCCAGGAGTCGTTGATTGGGGCAGTCAGCGTAGGCGTGCCAGCGGAGTCCGTGATGAAGCTCTGTAGGCCGGAGTACCCGTTACCCCAGGTTGCGCCACCGTCGGAACTGACCTGGAGCTTCCACTTGTACGCAGTGTTCCACGTCAACGCAGTACCAGCGTAGGTGTAGTCCGTGCTTGCGCCGCTGGACACAGTGACAACGCCAGAGGCCCAGTGAGAGGTTACGCCGTCCGCCTTGTACACGATCAACTGGTAGCGGTTGTAGTTGGTGGCGCGGCTGAACATGAAGTGCGGGGTTAGCGTCGTGATCGGAGAGCCGAGCGGTGCGTTGCACTGCACATCGCCCGAAGACTGGATTGTGAAATCCTGCATCGCAGACCACGCCGAAGTGCCGCCCGCGGAGCTTGTGACCACGGCCTGCCACTTGTAGTCAGTGCTCCACGCGAGCACAGGGCTGCCGGGGTAGGCGATAGAGAAGCCTGTGGAGGTCACGCCCGTTGTGAAGGTGCCTGAGTCCCACAGGAGCGTAGTGCCATCGTTAGCATACACGCGAACCTGGGCAGATGTCAAGGAGTCAGCGCTGGACGCGCGTGATCCGGTGAACGCCGGAGTCGGCGTCGTGACGATCCCGCCGGTAGGGAGCGGGCTGACGGGTACGCCCGCAGCGTGGGTTGTGAATGACAGCGGAGAGCTAAACGATGCGCTCCATGCGCCATTGCTGTCCTGCGTCTTGGCCTTGAATGTGTACCCCACGCCCCACGCCAGGTCGGTGCCAGCGTATGTCAAAGATAGCGTGGAGCGCGGCGTGCAGGTGACCTGGCCCGTGTCCCACATCGTAGCGTTGTCAGACGTGCGGGTAACCACAATCTGGTAGCCGTACATCTGGCTGTCGCTGGCGTCCGGGTCGCTGTGTGTTACATACAGGGTGGGCGTCAGCGTGTTCTCATCGGATGCCGTGCCACTGATGGAAACCCCGGGAGTGTTCGGCACTGAGTTGACCTTGAACCTCTGCAAGGCAGAGTAAGGCCCCCATGCGCCTGCGGTGTCGCAGGTACGAGCCTTCCAGCGGTAGAACAGATTGCCCGTGAGGGACGTGCCCGAGTACGCCTTCGAGAAGGTGGTAGCCCCAGTGGCAGACACGGCACCTGAGTCCCACTTCTGTGTGGTCCCGTCGTCTTCGTACAGAATGATCTCGTAACTTCCCATGGTGTCACCGTCGCCGCCATCGGCATGCGAACCGGTGAGGGTAGGAGTTAGGTTGTTGTTCAGGGCGTCCCCCGTGGGCGCTAGGCTTGTAGGGGCGAGTGGCGTAGTGTTTGTGGAGTAGTCAAGTACGATGTAGGAAGTGTAGCCGCCGACATGCCTGCTGAAAAACTCCAGGCCCAGGTTGGAGTCCGCCTCGCTGGAGTTCCTGAGGATGAAGCCGTAGTTGGCCGACCCGTGGAACATGGCGTTTACAGCATCGGTAACATCGACGGTGATCCACTGGTGATTTGTACCGGGGCCAGTGAATGCCTTAGACGCCTGGTTCGTTCCGGTGTACGCGCCCGCGCGGTTATTCCAGGAGTATGTGGTGTTGGTCCACACGCCTTCCGATCCAGCCGACTCGCCCCAATCCGAAGTCATGCGGTCAGCATACAGCGTACGAGAGCCGTTGCCTCCGTAGCAGTGGTTGCCGCTTCCGGTAAGGTGAGCGATGGGCAGATACAGCGTCGCTGAGTTGATGGAGATAACCCCAGCGAAGTTCAGCGGGTAGTACACGAATGAGCGAGCGACGTAGCTTCCGCCGTAGAACAAGCCAACTGGCAAGTGGTTGTCGAAGCCATTCCATGAGTTGCTGGATGACTGGATGGCCGTAGCATCCTTGGAGCAGTAGATCGTTGCTGTTGTCATTACGCCACCGCCGCCATGCGCTCAAGTGACTGCACAAGAGCACCGCTGTTGAGAAGCCCCGCGATCTGCGAAGCGTCAAGACGAGTCACGCTGCCGTCAGGAGAGGTAACCTCGACCTGTAGCTTGATCGTGCGTGTGTTGTCAGATGAGACATTGAGCTTGTTGAACATTTCGGTTACCTTGCTGGACGGAATGACAAGCTCTCCTGCCTGTAGAACCGTAGGCACTTCCTGACCAAGAGGACCAGGCACGATGCCGCCCCGGTGGAGCTTGACTAGGGGGATGTGTCCAAGGTGCAGGCCGTTGAAGTCGTACTTGACCGGTCCGACTTCGATGTGTACCTGGATGCCATTGATGCCGTCGATGGCTGCGTTGATCACGCCAAGGACCGCGTTGATGGCTCCAGCGATGATGCCCTTGATGCCTCCGAACACGCTACCTACGACGGTACCGATACCCTCGAACATCGTCTTCACGGCGTCGATGCCGACGCGCAGTCCGGTCTGAACGATCTCCCATGCGCCGCTGATGATCCCCTTGATCGTTTCGAACACACCGAAGACAACGGTCTTCACTGCGTCTAGGCCAGCGCCAACCACGCGACCAATCAACTTCAAAGAGTTGTCGATCTGTGTCTTGATGCCATCCCAAATAGATGAGACGATCCCAAGGATGTCATTCCAAGCCTTGCCCCAATCGCCCTTTAGGATGTCGGTGAAGACGCGGATGATGCCGGTGATCACGTCGATGAAGGTCTTGACGATGTTGGTGATAGTGTCGATGACGTAGGACACAATGCCCGCGATCACCTGGAACGCGTCACCGAACAACTGCATGAGCATCTGTAGGAACGGAGTCACTGCCTTCAAGATTGCGTCAACAACCGCCAGAAAGATGTCCTTGACGGCGGACACAATAGCGATCAGGTTGTTGAAGCCAGCGATCAACACGTTGCTGATGATGTCGGCAAGGGCCTGTAGAACAGGCACGAGGATGCTCATGATAAAGTCGATCACGGGCTGGAAGAACTTGATGATGTCCTGTACGCGAGCGATAAGCGCGCCAACAAGATCAACGATAGCTCCGATCAACGGCCCGAGCGCCTCGGCTACGGTTGTCACGAAGTTGCCGATAGATGAGGCCACCCATCCGATGGCCGGAAGCATCTTGTTGACGAAGACGTCAACGAATGTCTGGCCAAGCGAGACAACATAGCCGAGCACGGTCTGGATCACGCCGATCACCATACGACCGAAGTCGTCGAACGGCTTGGCCACAGCCTGCAAAACTCCAAGCACCTTAGCGCCGAAGTCAACGATGGCAGTGGCGACGGACTGGATGATGCCGACCGCAGTAGTGAAGGCGTCGCTGATCAACTTCCATGCGTTCTGTAGCTGAGGGACCAGCCATGCAAAGAAGTCGGACGCGCCCTTCACGAAGTCGCCAATGACCTTGGCGATTGTGTCGATCACAGGCGGAATGTTCTGAGCCAACCAGTCCATCACGAACTTGGTCTTGCCCTGAATGTCGCCCCAATTGTTGGTCCACGCCAAGTAGAGAAGGGCAACCACGGCAACGATGGCCAGGATAATCTCAGGGATACCCGTTGACCATAGCGCGGAGCTAAACAGGTACGTGGACGCGGATAGGATGTTCATGGCCAAGGACGCGGCCTTCATTGCCTTGCCTAGCGCGAGGAACGCGCCGAAGGCGACGGTCGTAGCCCAAATGCCAGCAGACAGGCCCGAGTAGATAAGCAACGCATCGACGATGCCGACGAGAACCTTGTGGCCCTCGCGGTTCTTGTTTACCATGGCGATGGCGTCAGCGATCTTGTTGATCACGTCTGCGATCACCTTGAACGCACTTGTCGGAGCACCCTTAGCGCCACGCCCAAGGTTGCCAAGCCACTTCACAAAGTTGACGATGTTGTCGATGGCTTCCTTGATGATCGGACCCAGGACCCTGCCTAGGTGCTTGAATGCGTCGCTGATGCCACCTACGTTCTTGTAGAAGACATAGGCGACTCCCGCGACGACAGCCTCAAGGATCAGGAACGGGGCGATCAAGGAGATCAGGCCCACGCCCGCCTCCGTCAGAACGGTCTTGAACAGCAGCATTCCGCCAGCCGCAACCATCACGCTGCCGGTCAGGGCAAGGACAGATGATGCGATAGCAAGAACCTTGACTGCGAAGTCAGCGATCTTCGGGTTCAGGCGCAGGAACAGGGTGAACTTCACGGCAACGCCAGACAACGCCTCCATCGCCGGAGTGGCAAACTTGGCAACGGACTGTCCAGCCATCAGCATGATCGGCATGAGGCTGTTCTTGACAAGCCCAACGATGCCCTTCCAAGTAGAGGACATGTTGCCCCATGCGTCGCTGAACGCCTTCTCGGCCCCCTCGGTCGTGTACTTGGCGTCCGCCCACATAGACGTGCCCGCCTTGACGGCGGCGGTCTGAGCGTTGATCAACGGGATGATCTGGCGGGCGGCGTTCTGCGTACCAACGATTGTGGTGATGTAGTTCAGCTTCTGCTGGTCGGTCAGCCCGTTTGTGGCCTTGGCCAGCAGGGTGACGAACTTCTCGATGCCGATGAACTTGCCCTTAGGGAAGACCAGCTTGTTGTAGCCGTCCTGTACATGCATGGTTGCAGCGAACAGGTCATTCATGGCCTTGATGCCCTTAGGGGCAGGGCGAACCATCTGCGTCAAGAACATACCCAAGCCACGACCAGCCATGGAGCCACGCTGGCCCAAGTCGCCCAAGATGCCCAGGGTACCGGCCACTTCCTCGAACGAAACGCCCAAGGCATGCGCCATCGGGCCAACCATCTTGAATGACTCAACGAGGTCAGGCACTTCAAGGGCGGTCTTACGGCTGATCTGGTAGAACGCAGCCGAAACCTTGTTGACGTCGGAAAGGGCCATGCCGTACTGTGTGATAACGGCGTACACGCCCTTGGCCGTGGACTCGTAGTCAGTCTGCGTCATAGCAGCGAGCTTCAAGATCGAGACGGTCTGGCCCATGACCCTATTCAGGTCTTCCTGGGTCTTGATCGTCTGTCCTGTTGCGGAGCCCCACAAGTAGACGTCGTGCGCGATCTCGGCAGGCGTGAAGAAGCGTGTCTCGATGGCGGCGTCCTGCACGGCCACAGACAATGCCTGCATCTGGTCCTTAGTCATATCGAGGGAGTTGGCTGCACGCTGCAAGCTGAACTCGTAGTCGCCCCAGGCGGTCACAGCGGACTTCAACGACTTGATGCCAGCCATGCCGACACCCTGCATCATCGTTCCGGCCTGCATCACACGGTACGCAGCGCGATACACAGCGTCGTAGTCTGTCTGCACACCCTTCAACGCCTTGGACAGATCGTCCATGCTGCGGATGTTCTGTAGCTGGAGCCTGCCGCCTGAAACCATCTGCTTCTGGACGTCGCCCATGGACTTATACTGGCCACGGACAGCACCGTTTAGCTGCTGGAGCGACTGCATTCCATTTACGGAGAGAAGGATGCGGACCTGTACGTCCTGTGCGCCCATGGCTACCTACTGAAACGCGAAAAGAGGCCCACCCTGTACCCTCAAATGTAGCGATAACGCTATAGTTGATGATACGCGGATGGGCCTCCTGTTACTTGGCTAGTTGCTTGGCTGCTGCGGCGTTCTCGCCCTGCCGGAAACCCTCGAACATGTCGATGGTCCAACACGGTTGATCGAGTGCGCCACCTTCGTCAGGGAAGTGACTGAACCCGGTCACGAAGCGGACCACCTTATGGTCAATCTTCTTGCCGCCGTCCTTTTGCACTTCCATGTGGAATAGCTGCTGATCCCTGCACAGGTTGTACAGGTCGAAGGCCCTCGCTACGCGGGGATAGTTGGCACGGAGGTTCTCCGTGTGCTGTCCCTCAGCAGACAGACGTGCGAGGTCTAAGCCTTTCCCACTTCTTCCTTGGTTGGCACCATGGTGGCGAAGTGCTCTGCCAGCTTAGTGTCGATCAGGTCCGTGCCCTCCGGCTCAAGGGACAGGTAGTTCTCGGCGGTGACTTCATCGTCGAGTGACCATCCGGTCACGAGCGCAACGAACAGGTCAGTCTGGAACGCCAGGCCCTCCTGAGGGGTCAGCCCCGTCTCCTGCACATCGGGGCGCGATGGCATGAGGTCGAACAGACGGTTGCGGTCGCGCTTGGAGACTTCCCCGCGGACCTCGATCCATTCCGTCTCGTCGTCGGTCAGGAAGATGCGCTTGGTTGCTGTAGATGCCTTGCGAAGTAGAGCCATGTTTCCTCGTCCTCCCGTTGTGTGTGGGGGCCGCTTATGAGGCGACCCCCGCACCGCTTATTGGCTTACGCCAGGCCAGCCGCCGCAGCGCTCTGGCTTGTCACCCATGTGACGTTGACGATGTTCTGACCGTCGGCACGGGTAACCAGGCAGTCGATGGACTGCTCAAGCTGCCCTGTGCTGATCGGAACACCGGCCTTGTTGTACTGGACCTTCGGGATGCCGATCACCAACGTGTACTTGTTGGTGGTTGTCGGGATCGTCGGACCTTCAAGGTGAAGCTCAACGGCGAACTCGTCTGCATTCATGAAGCGGTCGTACTCCGCAGTGTCTGCGAAGTCGAAGGTCATGGACAAGCCGACGTCACGCATGCCAGCGGACATGCGCTTCCAAGCACGCGTCTTGCGAAGCGTACCTGCGCGCTCCAGGTTGTTGCCGATGGTGAACGAGAAGTCCTTCACCGTGCCCGAAGCTGAGCCAGCGATCTTGATACTGGAGCCGGAGAAGTGGAACGGCAGGATCGAGCTTGGGGTTGCACTGCCAGTAGCGCTCACACGCTTCTCGCGGTTCAGACCCTCAAGGCCCCATGACGAGGTTACGATCTCGCCGTACGCGCTCTTGATCTCCAGGGTGTTGACGCGGACGCCCGCGTAACGCATGATCAGGATGCCAGCCGCGCTGGACTCGAACGAAAGCGTCTTCTCGGAGTTGTCCGGGGTGAAGACGTGCTGGTAGCCGCCGCCAGCGTAGGCCGAGCTAACGACCGTAGCCGTCAGGGCTGAGAGAAGCAGCGGGCCAATGTCCACAACCGGCAGGTCCACTTCCATCGAGCCGGACACGTTGTACGGAGCGGCGAGAGCGATGCTGCGGTCACGGCTTCCCCGCACCTGATCCGGCACGATGAAGTCGTTGCTGTCTTCGAAGCTGAATGTGTTGACGGGGAGGAAGAAGGTCGGCGTTACGCTCGAACCCTCAGTAACCTCGACACCGTATCCGACGTAACCAAGTGCGCCTAGTGCCATAGTCGTTCCTTACGCCTCTCGGCTGTATTGCTTCTGAACCAGAAGCGTGATGGAGGCGGACTTGGCGATCACCGAGCCGCGCACCTGTCCTGTGTAGTCCGTGTTCGTCACCTTGACGTCGAGCACTCCCTCCTGCCCATCAAGCTGCCTGTTAGCCAGCCTGCGTAGCCACTTTCGAAGGTTGCCCATAGTTTGCACGCGCTTGCGATCCCCGTTGGCTTCGTTTGCGGAGGCGTTGAAGTCGTCTCGCGCATCCTGTAGAAGCTGAACGGTTACCTCAAGCTCACGACGCTCACTGCCCATGTTCTCGCTCAGAGGCGAGTCACGCACAGGTTCAATGACGAAGCAGGGATAGTCGAAAGCGGGGATGATGCCAGGATCGCCCCAAAAGACGGCCTGGATTGGCAGGGTGTCGTAGCAACCGCCGTATGCGGCAGCCACTCCCATGAAGCTACTTAGCTCGCTGGATAGCTTGTCGATTACTGCTTCCATTAGAGCCCCTTGCTCCAGCTAGCGAGCACATCGTCAGTGATCCACTCGACCAGTCCGGTACGGGCAGCGCCCAAGACGGACTTGTCAACAAACCAGAACTGGCGTGCCGGGTGCTCCGCAGTGTTGTACTGATTGGACACCTTCCAGCCCTTAGCTACGATCACTGCCTGTCCGTCAGTGACGGTCAGCGTTGACGTAGTGGATGGGCCTCCATAGGTGTCTGCGTAGGTTCCTGTGCCGGAGTCGCGTGCGTTCGTAACGAAATCCACAACCGCCTTACGCAACGCTCCGCTGCGCTCAAGGATGGGATGCGTCGGGGAGAAGCCCTGCGACTCTCGGATTGCCTGTGTCATTTCTGCCAGGGCAGGCCATCCGCCAACCATCTGACCTTCCTCGTCGAAGTTCTTCTTCCACACGTCTCCGATGCGGCGAACGATCTTGACTAGGCCAGCCTTGTTGTGCGACAAGTCACTCTGCAAGCGATCCAAGCGAGCCATCATTTGTGGGTAGCCCGATGTTGCGATTGCAATTTGCATTGTCATTTACGCCACGCCCTTGCGCCTGTAGCCGTCGAGTAGCTCCCCGATCTGTTCGCTGCTCAAGGCAACGAGATCGCTGTTGTCCTTACCGGACGGTGTGGCGAAAGTGGGCTGCATCAACTCCGTTACCCACAGCCCACAAGCATGCTTGATCGGCCCGGGGATCGTGGTGTAGCCAGCCTTGTATGTGATCGTGTAATGCCTTCCAAAGATGAAAGGCCCGCCTGGGACGTTCGCCTTCCAGCGAAGCCTGCCTGACGAGTACAAGAAGAAGTTGCTGTGGTCGTGCTCACCGGTCTGTCCGCTGTCGTCTTCCCAGGCCACCTTTGTGATCTCTGCGACGGGGTACTGGCGAAGGACTGTCTCGACGTTGTTGCGGCCATCGAACATCGGGTCGGTTACCTCTGCCTGCGCGATGATGCGCTTACAGTAGTTCTCGATCTGAGTAGAGGCGGTGTCAATGTAGCTCTGGATGGCTGCGTCGCCAAACTTGTCCAGAAGCCTGTCCTGCAACCCAAGGGGCAGGGCCTTGAACTCTGCTACGGTGACGAAGCCCATTACTGTGTCCTTTCATGCAGGTACCGTCCTGCCTTGACAAGCAGGTCTTCGTTGTCGCAGAATTGACCCAACCCTGTGTTGCACTTCTTGCACAGAAGTCCACGCAC